CCATTATGACGGCGGCCGCAAACAGACCACATTGTGGGAGATCGAAAAGCCGAGAAAGTCGGAAACGGGCCATGGCACGCAAAAGCCGGTTGAATGCATGAAGCGACCTATCGAAAACAATTCTTCGCCCGGGCAAGCGATCTACGAGCCGTTCTCAGGCTCGGGCACGACAATCATCGCCGGTGAGATGACAGGTCGGCATGTTTACGCTGTCGAGCTTAATCCTGCCTATGTTGATGTGGCGGTGACCCGCTGGCAGAATTTTACAGGACAAAAGGCTATTAACGAACAGACAGGAAATACATTCGATGCCTCGCAAGCCGCATGAACCAACCGAAAAAGATAAAAAGCAAGTTTCGGCAATGGCGGGCTTTGGGTTAAAGCACGATCAAATTGCAAAAATAATTGGTATTTCAGATGAAACTTTAAGAAAATATTATAGCCACGAACTTGAAGTGGCTGAATCAATGATGAATGCCCANATCGCTCAAAATCTTTATTCCATTGCAAATAGCAAAGGCCCAGGCGCTATAACAGCGGCTATTTTTTGGCTTAAAACAAGAGCAGGATGGAGAGAAACGTCAAGAACCGAAGTCACTGGCAAGGATGGCGGGGCGATTGAGATACAAAGCAAGGTAATTGACGCAAACGCGCTCACGTTCGATCANAGGGAATCCGTGCGCCAGGCTTTGATGGCAGCTTTGGAGGTGAGTGATGAGTGAATGGTATCCAACCGAAAATGACGAAAAAATAAATGATTTAATGATCCAGCTTCGGGAGGCAAGAGCAGAAATTGAAATGTTGAAGAAATGGCAACCGATAGAAACAGCGCCGAAGAATGGGCGAGATATTTTAATTTTTGATAAAAATGGGATTGAAATAGCTTGGTGGTCTGACATTGATTCAGAATGGTGTCATCAAGATATGTATCTTTCAATTTTAAATCTCACTCACTGGATGCCATTACCGGAGCCGCCGAAATGATTTACGTTATTCTAGCGGTAATTGGCATGTTGTGGATGATTCTCTCGCATGAGTGAAACCCTGCTGCTGAACAAAGAACGGGTAGACATACGAAAGTCGCTGTTTGCGCTGGACAAGGCCGACTGCGAAGAAAGCCTGACTGATTTCATCAAACAAGCATGGCACGCCATTGAGCCGCACGAATATATCCACAACTGGCATATCGACATGATTGCCGAACACCTGACCGCAATCACTGACGAAATGATGATTGACGACGAGCAATATTACAACCGCCTTTGCATTAACGTTTGCCCTGGCGCAATGAAGTCCCTGCTCGTCGGAGTCATGTGGCCAGCGTGGGAACTCGGTCCGCGCAATATGCCCTACACGAAATACGTTTGCGCCTCGCACTCGCTCGATTTGGCTATTCGCGATAACGTCAAATGCCGCCGCCTAATTCAATCTGAATGGTATCAGGAACGCTGGGGAGACCGCGTTAAAATTACTGGCGACCAAAACGCCAAAGGCAAGTTTGAAACAACCGCCGGAGGATTCCGCCAAGCCGTCGCGCTTACTGGTATGACTGGCGCTCGTGGTGATCGTGTTATCATCGACGATGGCCTTAGCGTCGACGGCGCACAATCGGACGCTATTCGTCAGTCAACCATTGAAACGTTCCTAACAGCCGTTCCAACTCGCCTGAACTCTCCAGAAAAGTCAGCCATTATACAAATCTCCCAGCGCCTGCACGAAGAAGACCTAACGGGCGTTATTATGGATAAAAAACTAGGTTATGACTGGATTATGATTCCGATGGAATATGATCCAGAACGCGCCGCACCAACAATGCTAGGCGCTAGTGATCCGCGCACTGTTGCCGGAGAGTTGTACTTTCCTGCACGATTCCCCGCCCATGTTGTCGAGCGCGATAAGAAAATCATGGGATCATACGCTGTTTCCGGCCAGTTCCAGCAACAGCCCAGCCCGCAAGATGGTGGTATTATCAAGCGCGACCATTGGCAACTCTGGCCTAACGATGTGGCATTGCCAGCGTTTGACTACATCATTGCCTCGCTGGATACGGCCTACACGACAAAGACCGAAAATGACTTTAGCGCGATGACTGTTTGGGGCGTGTTCTCTGAAGACCCGATTGCAACAGCATCAAATGCGCTTCAAAAGGATGGCAAAGCCTACAAGATCGAGCGCACCTACAAGCAGCCGCACCCGAAAGTTATGATGGTCTATGCGTGGCAGGAACGTTTGCAGCTTAATGATCTGGTGACAAAAGTTGCCAATACGATGAAAATGATGCAAGCCGAAACAATCCTGATTGAAAACAAAGCCGCAGGCATTCCCGTAGCGCAAGAGTTGCGCCGCCTGTATTCCAATAAAGGCTATCAGGTTATTCTAGATGATCCCAAGTCGCTTGACAAAATCGCCCGATTGTATTCAATCCAGCACTTGTTTGAAGATGGCCTCATTTACGCGCCGGATAAAACGTGGGTTGATCAGGTCATAACTCAGTGCATGATGTTTCCGAAAGGCAAACATGACGACTTATGTCTTGTTGGTGAAACTCTAATTTTAATGGCGGACGGAACAGAAAAAAGAATTGATGAAATTCGTGCCGGAGAATACGTCAAAACTAAAAATGGATTTGGGCGTGTTTCCGCATCTGCAATGACAGGCGTAAAACCAATATGGAAATTAAGTCATACAAATGGTGAATTGTATGGAACCCATAATCATCCAATCTATAGCAATGGTGAATATATACCGTTGTCATCGTGCAAAGTTGGTGATAAGCTAGAAACATCGTATCAATATAACGGTGTTACATCATGGCTTTTAGAAAAACAGAAGATTCAAAATCGGAAACAATCGTCTTTAACGGAAGAAAATATAACCGATATCCTGAATCAAAAATTAAAACCCATCAAAGATATTTTTCAAGAGCGGGGCATTTATTGCATAGAGACGTCTGGGAATTTCATTATGGAAAAATTCCAAACGGCTATCAAATACACCATGTTGATCGGAACACGATCAATAATGACATATCCAATTTACAATGCTTGCCCAGAAAAATGCACCGTGAAGAACATCATGAAGAATACGTTGCTCGTGGAAAAAGCGAAGCACAAGTTGAACATCTTTCAAAAATTAGAGAAAAAACAAAAGCTTGGCATAAAAGTGCTGAAGGGCGCGAATGGCATCGTAAAAATGCTTTTACAAGTTTTAAAGCTCCAAATGCTCCAAAACCATATAGCAAAAGTCACTATGTTGGACTTTGCGAATGGTGTGGATCAAAGTTTGAAGCAAAAAGCCCCAAAAAAATTATGTGTTCAAGCTCATGTTCCGATAAAAAAAATAGATTCTTGCGAGGTTCTAGCCATAAATGCCATGAATATTACGCGGCAAGTTTACAACTTGACCGTTGAAGGTGAGCATTGTTACTATGCAAATGGAATTTTAACGCATAATNGNAGACACTGTCAGCTCTGCATTGCGATTCTTGAGAAAAGCGGGTATGATGGAACGTGCGGAAGAAGTGCAGCAAAGCTACGAAGATTTAATGCGTCGGCCAACCACACAACCCGCGCCATTGTATTCGGTTTAAGGATTAAACTATGCCACTCGTTCCGTCTCACATTCGTCTCATGCCGCAATCAGAGGAATCACCTTCATTCGACAGTGAAGACGTGGCAATCGAAAACGAAGATGAATCCGACGGCAAGACATACGATGACAAGGGCAATGTTATAACTATCGAATTTCCCGACGGATCAATCTCATTGTCACTGGATGGATCCCCACTGGAAAGCGCTGGTAAGCCAAACCGTAAAGACTGGTTTGACAATCTGGTCGATGAAGTGGATGAGAGGGAATTGTCCCGAATTTCAGAAGATTTGCTCAAGGGAATAAATGACGACCTCGAAAGCCGTAAAGAATGGATTGACGACAGAGCACTTGGAATCAAGTTACTTGGACTCAAGATTGAAATTCCAGGACTGGGATCAGTTGCAGATGGCGCTCCCGTCGAAGGAATGTCCAAGGTTCGGCACCCTTTGCTTCTCGAAGCTGTGCTCAGATTCCAAGCGAACGCCCGATCCGAAATGCTACCTACAGATGGGCCAGTAAAGATTCGTGAGGACAATAACAATGCTACTCTCGACTCTGACCAACTCGCCAATGATCTTGAAAACGACATCAACCACTATCTCACTAGCACCGCGAAGGAATACTAC